TAGACCTCGAATCAGTGGTGGGATTGCGACAGGTGTTCCCGGCCGGGTAGTCCCAACCAGAGTGTTTCCCACTCGGAATAGACCTCGAATCAGTGGTGGGATTGCGACGATAAGGGTTTGGGTGGTAGCACCTGCCATTGCTTTGGCCTCGGAATAGACCTCGAATCAGTGGTGGGATTGCGACAGCCACTCCAAACATATTTGAAGACGTCGCTATTTTGCTCGGAATAGACCTCGAATCAGTGGTGGGATTGCGACGGTTGCAGATTCCCAAGCGGTTTGCATCCTGCACAATTTTCTCGGAATAGACCTCGAATCAGTGGTGGGATTGCGACCAGTCCGCTTCCTTGACGCACCCCTGCGTTCTGTCTCAAGGCGGAAAGCGTTTCCCTAGTAATGGGCTCATCTTTGGGAAGGCCGAGCGCTTGTCTGACCAGCTTGTCTGTAATCGCCTGGTTTTTCTGTGAGGCGCGTTGCGCGGTGGTGAGCTTTCCGGCAAGACCTTCCAGCGCCTTATTTGTCAGCGATGGATTCGCTTGTGTCGGAGGCACGACATAGCCAGCATCTTGAGCCGCCTTCAATACTTGGTCCCTTGCGGCGTTTGCGACCTGTTCTGATTGTTTTTCGGCGATTTTACGACCTATCCAATCGCCAAGTTTATTTCCAGCATAATGGCCGGCCATGGAAAAGCCAGCGCCTAAAGCGGTATTAATCGCCCTATTTTCACCAGGAGCGGTAGGCTGTAAAGCACCTATTCCTCCGCCGACAATTCCCGCACCAGCAAGAGTATTGGCTCCTGGAACAAACATGGCGGGGATCGTGGCGCCAATTGTTCCCAGGACATTCCCCACTTTGGCGGAAGTATTACGCATGAGCGGCTGATCGAGCTTTCTTGACTCGGCGACATCTTGCGGCGAAACCAATCCTAATATTTGACCGGCTCCGCGTCCCAGATCATAAACCGCCTTCCCAGCGCCTGCGGCCATCTTGTCTAAGATGGACATGCCTTCTGTAGGGTCGTAGGTTTGCTGCGGGAGGTTGCGTTGAATTGCTTTGGCTATTTCACCATCAGACATATTATCAGGAAATTCAACAACCCCTATGCCAGGAACATCAATTAGTTGGCTCATTCAATTTTACCTGTCTGCGGATTATAACGCCGCATAGCGCCGGACTTCTGCCCAGGATACTGGCCGCCAGCTTTTTCAATGGCCCTGACGCGAGCCGTTTCGAGGTATGACAATACTTCATTCCATGCCTGACGCGCGGCTTCTGGCGATTGTTTTGGATTCGTTGCACGGGTAAAGGCGGCGGATACTTTTTTACCTTCTGCGTCAGAAAGTTGGCCTAATCCGCGCATTTTTTGGATTGAAATACCGAATGATGCGGCATCAAGCTGGCCTAATCTGGCCTGAGCATTGCTTGCATCTGTTCCTGGTATTATATTTCTTGGGTCTGTAACTCGCCTAATGCCATAGATTTGATCAAACCCAGGAGAGCCGATTAAACCATGGACGTTTTGCGAATAATAGTCTATATCCGATAATGCGTCAGACAATGCGGTAATATTTTGTCCCGTCGCTGTTCCGACAGCGGAGGCTTGCGCATTGCGCTGGACGTTCTGCGGCTGATTTTCAGGCGGAAGCGTCTTAGTAACAGGATACGGCTTGCTTCCTCCCGGGATGATTCTTGGAAACGGCATGATTGATCCGCCCAAATCTTGATTTTGGACCGGGATGGATGGGCTCATATTGGCGGGGAATGGAATTTCAGTAGCGCCGCCCTTGGAGTGCGTTTGAAACAGATGGGGAATGCCCTGTGAGTCAAACATGGTGATAGGAGTCAAACCATACTGCCCATCAGGGATGCCAATTGACAGCATACCAAGACCTTTATTAACCAATTCCTGGTCTCCGGTTGAAATCAGACCCATAGCGATTTGATCCTGGGGATTAATTGGTCCGTTATTATTTACCGGAACAAATGGCGCAACGTTAGAAGCGACTTGCTGATAAGCGGACCTCCGAGTATTTGCAATGTCCATTGATTGTTGTTGCTGCGCGGCTTGTAACGAATTCGCTTGGCTCTGCTGCGCCAATTGAATGCCCGTCAAAAGCCCCTGCCCCATTGTCGGCTGCGATAGCAGCCCAACGCCCAAAGACAGCCACGGATTATCGAAATATGCGTTCATCCTAGTAACCCCATTAAAGCCGCGCCGCCCAATGCCCAAGGCGCTGTCGCGCCCAATGTAGCAGCCATTCCCGGATTCAACATCGACCACATTCCAGCCCCCGCCAGACCGCCTCCAAGCAGGTTTTGGCCAATGCCGGCGCTGGGTGCCGTTGATACGCTACTCCCTCCAATAGCGGGGGTTCCCTGCAATAATCCAGAGTAGTTTTGCAGCATTTGATAAGGTCTGTTCTGGTAAAAGTTATAACGGTTTATCTGATCTTGCAGTTGTTGCTGGGAAAGGCTCTCTTTTTGAGTACCTACGTTGGCGAGCTGGCCTATATCGTAATAGTCCTGATTCGCCAGGGTCGGCGATAATGCCGCCGCCTGATTTTGCGCAGTCAATCCGCCAAGATAGTTTTGGCCGAGCATGTTTTGAGCGGAGAGCTGGTTGGCGCGTTCTTGGCCGTAAAGATTGGCAAAGGCGTCGCCGATTGCGCCACTGGCGGCGGTTTGCGCCAAACCTGAATGAAGCCTTCCAGCCCCGCCGAAAGCGGACCCGACCTGCGGCAGTATTTTATTTGTAGCAGCTTGTAGTGCAGCGTCAAAACCCGTCCCTCCCGTCAGATAGTCTCCCCTTGCGGTCTGATTCAGATAAGCATCCGCCGGATTGTTGATGCCTTGCAATGTTGATTGCAAGGCGTTTTGCGCGGAGCCTACAAGCGGCGACCCGGCCATTGACCGCTCAGATTGTAATTGCAACGCTTGTTGCGTCTCTGGAGAAAATGGCGTAACGGTTGATCCCGGATAGTATTCCGGCGCTTGGAATCCTCCTCTACCATAAAAACTATTTTGAGCAAGTTTCGCCGCATCTCTTAAATAAGGCTCCAGATATGCCGGTGGATTGTTTGTTGTAGTGGTTGACTTGCTGCCGCCGCCGCTCATAATCTTTTCCTCATGGTAATTGTTGTTTGCTCATAGCCAAGGGTGTACAGTATTTTTACCCAGCCGCGCCTGCCTGTTTCCTCAATCTCAGAGCAGCCCTGAGTTATGGCCCATTGCTCAATCATGCCAAGACAGTCTATAGCCGCCATGTCGCCGGACATCAGGAATATATTCAATACCTTTATTCGCGGATATTGAATGATTTCCGTAACGCAAAACGATGAGCTTGTATAGAAAAGCTGCGCTTTCGACTCTTTCAATAATGCTTTTATATCGTCACAGCTATATCTGTCGTTATAGGCAAGAACCCGCTTGAGTCCTGGCAATAAATACTCCCATTTTTCATCGATTTCGGACAACTGCAATCCTCTAACCAACGAGGATATACCCGAATTTGCGTCCCGGGGTCGCGGAATTGACATGGGTTATTGTAAATTGATTGCTGTCTATATCAATATCGGAAACATATAAACTACCGGCGCCGTTTTCTGTCGCGGCTGCTGCTGATAGAGGTATTAATATGACCAGGGTGTCTTTCCCGATCAATCCGGAGCTTAATGATACTGTTGTGGTCGAGGAATTCTCGTTTAATAGCACTCTGCCGGTATTATTCGTCCTTCCTTTCATCGCGCCATTGAGAACATAGGCTATTTGCGTTAGCCACATTCTATGATCTGGAAGGTATGTTGGCACTTCATTGAATGCCGTAATCTGATTTGATCGAGTAAACGCCGGATAATATGCAACAATCCGAAGCGTCTTGCTTGGTATAGCGGCCTGCATTTATCGCCGTCCGGCGCGTTTTAAGCGCGTTATATCTATCCCTTGCGCGAAGTTAAAACCCCCGCTGATATTGATCCTGAAGCGATGATATCGCGCCTTAGATCGGCATGATATATCGCCGTTTGACAACTGAGAAAGACTATTTCCCCATGTTACGGAATTGCTCAATAGATTGCGCGTCCCGATCTGGCAAGTAACAGTTCCAGACCCGTCTATGATCGGACGCAACCTCATGACATTGCTGGTCATGCCGTCTATTAATTGATTCTCCGCCGTTTCGATTGTCGCATCCAAAGGATCGCCGGTGAATGTGCACAACTTATGATCGTTATTAAACGCGGACAGGTAGATATTTCCGCCTGTCCAATAGCGCGAATCAAGAGATATTGTGATTGCGTCGAGGCTTGAATTGTATGACTCAAGCGTTTCTGCGGTGTAACCTTCGCTCAAGGATCGTGTTAAACATTCGGTCTCGATCTCGCCATATGACCACCTATAAGCGGCGTTCGGACTGTAATTATAGGCCAATATTTTGTTTGGTATTCCGTTGTTGCCAACGCTGGCATAAGACCACAACAGCATGTTGTTAATTGGGTCGTTCACGCCATAAATGCTATTCATATAATTCTGGTCCAGGTCGGAGAAGAATGTCTTATCAATTTTATTATTTCCGATTGGAGTGGATCGCACGCCATCAAAAAGATAAAACCCATCATTGCCGAGGTAGGCTATAATGTCGCCGAATTTGACAACAGAATTGGGAGCTTGCGTCCCTTTTCCTGATTCCATCTGCTCTATCTGAAAAACAACCGGAGATCCGATAAATATCATTCTTGATATGGCTCGCTCCTGAAATATTGTCCCGTATGATCCGCCGACAATCCTGGTAATCCAACCATGCGTCTCATTCAGCCCGTCGTCGTAGTCGGCCATGGTGACGGGCGAGACGGTCCAGTTGGTATGATTGCCTTGCGCTGACCATCTTATCCTGGTTGGCTTGGCGCCGTCAGTTGTGTCGTTGGTGTTTCCGACAACAAAGAAATCCTTTACGACATCTCCGCATGCCGCCTTGAATTCGGTCGTTAAATCACTGAAAGCGACATCCGTTCCCATGGTGAACTTTTGCGGATAGTCCGCAACATTCATTGCGATGACGTCAGACCCATACTGCGCGAATTGCCATGAATCATCGGCGGCGCAGCTATAGCTAGACCCAGAAACGTCTGACCATGACGCCGTTGTTAATTTGTATAATTTGCTGGCGTCTCCCGCGAAGTTAAACGCATTGCCAGCAGTATCGCGGCCATGCGCCGCGCCCTGGCATTGCGCATCAAGAGAATCCGTTTGAGCGACAAGATTATTGATTTGAAGGTAAGAATTACCGGCTGGCAATACGTTCTTTGCCTCTGTTGCGCCGGGGTTTTGATTATCCGGCAGGTCCGGCATCCATTCGCCGAATGGGATCATCTTGCCTCACTCCGTTGAGGACTGCCCATTATCCGTCCCCTCTTGTCCTCTTTTTGTATTTCATGCTTCGCGATTTGGTACTTGCTTTCCCATATGGATATCCTCTCGTCATTCATGATGAACGGTTCGGCCTCAACCAATGAAGCAAATAAAAGAATGTCCGGGGCATTACTGGTAAACCAATTGGTTGAGGCGGATATTAGCGCAGGCATGCGCTTATAATATGATCCTATCACCGTATAATTGGAATCGGGATAAGGGCCGAATATAAAGTTCGATCCTTCTTTGGCTATAAATCTCGGTTTGGCGTCGCTCGATCTGTTCGGATAATTATTCATTATCCATTCCGGCGTTTTGACGTCCAACTTAGACGCCGGACTGCCATCAATCGCCACATAAGAGAATTCAAGAAAGTCTGACGGGACGGCGATCACACCTGACGATATGGCGCTGCTCAATGATGTCATCATGGAGTTAATGCGCAATTCGCGGTAAATTCGCGCCTCGGCCAGCGAGATGAAATCCGGAATATATGCGGCAATGTTTGAATCGTTCAGCCAGTTAGCAATGGCGGTTTTTAAGTCATCGTAATTTGCAATGCTCATTTCTTACGTTTTTTCCTTGCTTTTGAAAGAGCAATGGCTATTGCCTGATCTCGCGATTTGCCATGCTTCATCTCCGTGCGTATATTGCTGGATATGACTTTCTTTGATTTTCCCTTTTTAAGCGGCATCCTTTTCCCTCCTGTCAAACCATTTGTCGAGGTACTCTCTGACGGTTTTCATTGGTTTATCGTGAAACAATTTGATGGAATTCGCCCATGAATAATCCTTCTTATAAAACAACCAGCCGGTTATTTCGGGGACCATGACCCAGCATTCTTTTCCTAACCCGCCTGAAAGCTGCGTAACGGATGTCGGCACTGATATAACCAAATCCAATTCAGACACCAGCGCGGCGGTGAAATCCATCTCTTTTGATTCGGTAATCCAGTCAAAATGATGGACAGCAAATCCGTGCGCTTTTTTGAATTCCTCAATTTCGTCATTGAGGCTCTTGTATTGCAGGCTGATATAATCCGCTTTATCGCTGAAGATAGGCAGAAAGTCCTCAAGACTCCTTTGTCTGAATTGCCCGCGCGACTGCTTTGTCCCGCCAGTCCAGGCAATGCCTATTTTTGGCTTATCGCTGATCGAGTCAAGCAATGCCCTCATTTGGATTCGCATTCCGTCATGTGCTTTAAGGTAAGGCCTTCCATTGAAATCGGATTCTTTCCTGCGATAATGAATCGGGACGCCAGCCATGGTTATCTTGGCGTCTGCGTGCCATCCTTCAGGCAATGTGATGCTATTGGACCATCTCTCCGCAACAACAAACGCATCCGGAAAGCTGCGCTGAAACAGATTTTTAAGACGTGGCATGCAGTCAATAATTACCTTATTATCCTTGCACATGTCCGGAATTACCGAGCTATACAGTATTTCGTCGCCTATGCCCTGCTCGCCATAAACAATTACAGTTTTTCCCGGTGATCCGTCCCATTCCGGTATATTTCCATATTGCATATCCGGACGGCTTCTATGGCCAAGCATTTCCGCATAGTTTTTCCAGCCATCTTCCCATTTACCCTGCATCAATAAAGCAAAGCCAAGCGAGCTTTTGGCAACATTATAATCAGGATCAATCTTTAGGCATTTCCTGGCCCATTCCTCGGCTTTTACCGGATTGCATCTCTGTATTTCAAGCGATGCGAGATTCGCCATTGGAATTATATAGTCTGGTCTTAGCTCAAGAGATTTTTTAAAACACCATTCCGAGGCTTCCCACCCTTCGGGGGAATCCGCCTGACAGCGGCCATATTGCGCCCATACTTCAGGGGAATCCGGCATTAACTTTCCGCACCTGGCAAAAATATTATATGCCATTCCCTTCTTATCTTGATGTATCATGATATTGCCCATTAGAAACAGCGCCTGGGCGTCATTGGGATCGTCATCGAGAAGCCCCATCAATAATGAGAGAGCTTCCGGATAACTCCCCTCGGCGATAAGCTGCCTTGCGGCTTCATGATCTGTCATAATTTGATGCGATTCTGATTGAATTTGCTAAACTCCGGCAGATTCAGCTTTTTGAATACATATTCATTCCATTCCTGCGAATAGACCTTATGGCCACATTCCTTGCTCCATGCCTGACAAATAACATCCGGGATTGTGCCGACATACCAATAATCATTTTTTTTGTTGTGAAACTGTGATTTGAATTTATTCATTTCGAATAAAGGTTCGACATCCTGGACAGACTCGATAATGGTCTTGCCCGTTGTCTTGTCCTTGCTCCAATATGTTGAGAGCCCGGACGACCTATCGAAGCTGAGTAGTTTTTTACTCATATCCCCTCATAAAAAAAGGGGAGGGTTTCCCCTCCCCGTTGGGTTAAGCAAACGACCTATCTGAGATTTTACCGCTGGAAGCCTGGTTTCTGGCCTCAAGCGTCACCTCAGTGAGCACCTCGATTTTGTCATTATCGCCCGTTTTAGCAAGGGGCTCCGACTTCATCGGCCGCAGTTCGGCAATCGCCCAATACTTCATATCCAAAATCAGGATAGTCGTGGCGACCATAAAGCGGTTGGCAACGATCATATGCCGTCCGAACGACGATACATAAACGTCCGCGCCGCCCACGATCTGCGCCTGCTTTCCCTGATTGACTGAATTGAAGTTAGTCGCGATACCGCTCAGCTTCGAGAGGTAATTGCGACCGCCGCCATTGACCATGATGACGGTGGGATCTCCGCCCTGTGTCCAGCATTGCTGGATTACCGTATCGATCATCGGGTTGAGCTGTGTTGCAGTCGTTACCGTAACAGCCGTACCGACAACCAACGTTGCGCCATTGCCCGGAGTGGTCGAGGTGGCGGCCTGCACCTTATTGGTGGATAGCCAGGTCTCAATACCGCCAAGCAATCGGGCGGTAGCGGTGCTGCCGGTGGTCTTTGGATTGATTGAGAGCAAGGACGATTCCAGGTCTCGTTTCAATTCCTGCCCCGCCTTCATGGTGTAATACTCGAAGGCATCCGATCCACCGGCCATTCTCAGGGCGCGTTGGGTGCCGGAAACAACCACGACCTTTCGGAGAATTTGGCATTGATTGTTTGGGCGAGTCGGGGCGGTCAAAGCCGTTCCCGTGGCGTCATCGCCTTCCAGCGCGGCATTGGTCGCACTGGCTGAAGCCAGCGAATCAACCGACCATTCATGCAGCACGTTGGTCGCCTTTGTCCTCGCTATGCCGGATGCAAACGGCGTTTCAGTGGGTGAAATGTCATAGATAATGTCGGACAAATCTTCGAAATTCGTCGTAACATCGTATTGTGTAAACGTATTGGTTGGAAGAGTCATGTTTTTATCCCTTACCTGCTTTAAGTTTCAATAATGCGACAGCGTCCGCCAATGATCCGCTTTCCCTGAGCTTGGTGGTGGCCTGCTTGATGCTTTCTCCCTTCAAGGCTTGCGCCGAAGGTTTCCCGCCGGGCTTCAATACCTTCGGGATTGGTTTCTCAAGTTTGGTCGCCACCCTTGACTTGCCCCTGTCATAGAGCATGGCTTTATTAGCCAGACTAACCATTCTGGCGTCTCCGACCATTGCCACTTCTTCCTCAGTAAATCCCTGCGAAGCTAGATAATTGCTTATTTCGGTCTTTGTTGACTCATTCCAGTTCGGAACCATCTTCGGGAGCAATGATTGCTGCTCGGCCAGATAAGTCTGGCGTTGCGCGGCTGCAGCTTGTTGCGCCGCCTTCCAATCATCGGAGAGCTTTTGCATTACCTCATTGCGTTTTGCGTCAAGACGCGCACGAACATCTGATAATTCGGCGCGTCTCGCGGCATATTCCGCAGGATCGGTTACGCGAAGCTCATTCCAGTCAATATTCTGAAATGGTTGCAATACTTCTGCTTCAAGGGATTTGTATAGCGTATCGGCTTGCTGTGCCGCCTGTTGGACCTTCTCAAAAAGAGTATTGGCGTTTTCCTCTGCCTTCTTCTTGAGTTCGGCTACTTCTTTGCTTCGATTGGTAAGGTGTGCGTCCCGCTGGTAGCGTTCAATCAGATCATTAAGGGTGGCGTCGCTTTCCTCACCGTCAACCTTGGTCTTGAATTTGATCTCTCCTTTTTCGTTAATCAGGAGTTTCTCTGCATCAAGACCCAGTAGCGATGCGAATTGCTCGGCGTCTATGGTCTGCTCGTCGGCTGTCGTTTCGGCGTCTCCCGCTCTCTGCGCCGGGGTGTCCCCGGTTTCCTGCGCCGGGGTGTCCCCGGTTTCATCGGAAATCTGTGTATCCTCCACCGTTTCAGTGGATTGCTTTGCCTCTACTGCGCTTTCGTCCGGAATTTGCATGCTTTTCATTTTTGCCGCAGCCTGTTCCAGCGTTAATCCTGTCGACTCGTTCATTTAGTCTCCTTGTGTTGCGCTATTTTGCCTTTGTTGACCTCCCTCGACAGCCATTCCCTGACGGCGTTGAGGGCTTTTAATTGATAATAAAGGGTTTCTCTGTCAAGATTATCGGCGGCCTTGCTGTCCGCCCATTTCTTATGAATATTATCCTCTATTTCTCGGAAGGCTTCTTTTAATAAAGAGTTATTCAGGAGACGTTCTGCGGAATTCCCGCGAGATATTTGTTTATTCATCATGCCACCAGCATAAGCAAGAGTTCTTCCTCATCATCATATGCCTCATCGGACAGTTTGTTTATTGCCTTGGTAATCTTGGCCTTGATTACCCGTATTTTCTTTTTAGCTTCCTGCGTCTTTTCCTTTGGCGATTCCAACGCCCACAACTCAGATTGCCATTTGTCAAGATATTGCTTGATTATCCAATCGAGTTCTTCCTGTGAATATACCTCATGCAGATCGCCGTCGATGATAACGCGCCGGGGTTTGATCTTTCTTGGTAATCCGCCTTCTACCCTGGCCTTGACTATCGCCGACGGGATGTCCGCTTCCGGCGCATAGGATACCAGCCGCAACGTGGCGGACGGGATCGGCATCTGGACATTGTGCGGAATACTGAAATTCGGGTTGTATGACACCAGCCGCAACGTGGCGGCGGGAATGGCCCGGTTGATAAACGGTATTCTTGTTTCCGGCGCATATCCAGTCAAGGTTAATGTTGCTGCCGGAATAGCAAAGGATTTATTTGCTATGGATGTACTTGTTTCCGGCGCATAAGAGGACAAGCGCAAGGTAGCGGCCGGAATGGGTTCCGATACTTTACCGCCTCTTACCAGCGTTTCCGGCGCATAAGACGTTATGACCAGTGCACTCTGAGGAATGGGCTTGGGAATAAAACCGCGCCGTATAGAGGTTTCCGGCACATAGCCAACCAGCCTCAGCGTCCCAGATGGGATAGGCTCAAATAAATGACCGCCATAGATGGAGGTGGCGGGAGCATACCCGGTCAAGTTCAGCGTTCCGGCTGGAATTGGTTCGTTGACCGATTCCAGCGCAGTTGTCGACACTACCGGCGCATAGGAAGTTAATCTTAACGTGCCGCTGGTTATCGGCTCATTGACAGGGCCGCCAGCGGCGCCTTCAGAGATGACCCAGCCAAACGACGTAGACCGGCTGAGAGTGTCCTCGTTTAGCCCTATCAGCCACCCCTGCGACGTTGCGCGAGAGATAGCCATGGCTACGTCCTTATTGTCGGATCAACGTATACGATGCTTGACGCAACCCCGACACAGACCCTGGCACGGAGGGGGCCGATCTCAGCAGGCGTGATGGATGACGGCGCTACGAGTTTTCCTGACCAAGCTGTGCCAGCCTCCCCAGTCCATGATCCTGTCCCCATCCCGCTGTCCTGATTGGCGGGGGTGCCGTTTTCGCCAATGTCCATTCTGTCATCGGTAAAGGACGCTATCGGTACGCCGGAGGTGCCTTGATAGCTGAATTGCGCCCATACTTCGTCATCCTGATATGCCGTTGAGCTACCATCCCTCAGTATTTCGAGATACGGAGTCATGGAGGATAGTGTGTCGTTGTACATCTCCATCCACGGCGAGACGTAAGGAGTATAGAGCGTAGGGTAAGCCGTAGTAGTGATCTTCCACGTAACGTGGTTAGTGCCGTCGTACAGCGCTCCATCGTCGGCGTAAATGGCGCTAACCGCCACCGTGCTGCCAAAGGCGTCGTAGTGGCCGAAATTATAATGCGTGTCGCCGGATGCGCAATTGTATAGAAATACGTCCGCGCCGGATTTATTGACGACAGTCTGGGTAGCCAGGATAGTTACGCTTGCATGCAGCTTGCAGTTGCTGAATGTGCTCTTTGACGGTGCTCCGGTTGAGTCGGCAATCAGTGTCCCAGATATATTGGATAAATCCATCCCTGAAGCATTCAGGATCGGGACGCCATCCTGAAGATTGCCCAGATAGAATAGCGTGGTCGGGATACTGCCGGAAGCGCTAACAGAGCCGCCTATAATATCCACCTGCTGGTTGACGTATATTTTCTGCGAGGTACTGCCAAACCTGAAGGTGCAATTCTTCACGGATACATACGCCTGTCCATTGTTTGCATTGGCAACCCCGAGATGGATCGCCGAGGAAGTATTCGTAGTACCGCACCACAAGTAACAATTGCTTAACTCGTAGTGTGCGCCGTCGGTGTAACCGATATAAAGGTTATCAATGCCAACCCCACCTATCCGAAAGGTCAGCCCGTAAAAAAAGTTTTTAGTTGCCCCAGATAATTGGATGGTTCGATTCGTCGTAGAATTGCCTATCCAGGCCGAAGTCCCCATGGTTGAGAGATTGCCGGTTGCCTTGTCCACCACGATAAGCGAGACACCAGGCAAGGTGAAGGTAGTATCTGCGGCAAGTTCTTCAGTATGCCCGTCATCTACAAAGCAAACATCGCCAACTATGGCCACAACCAGAAATTCCGCCAGCGTCAGGAAGGCGTCCGTCCAACTTGATCCGTCATCTACGCCAGCAGTTGCGCTGGAATCCAGGTAATAAATCGTCATGGGCCATCCCCGTCTAGCAGCTGCATAAACTCCGCATTGGCCAGAGTTTCCTCAAGTGCCGCCTGCTTTTCTGCGGCCAGGGAATCATTATCCGCGCCATGCGGGGCAAACCAAGTCAGCGTGTACTCAAGCCCGTCCTGATCGTAATACCGGCAAACGACATGGTTGCTGGTATCCGTGCCGGGACCAACAAGCAGCGTATAGGAGACTATAGCCATTATTCGCCCCTCGCGGCTTGGACAGCCTGCCAATTATCGCGCAGCGCAGTCAATTTCGCCTTGAGCGTTGTCAATTGCGCAGGAGTCAAGCCAAAAACAGTACGCAACTGAGTTTCTGTGAAGTCGCCGTTATCCAGATGGTTCATGATCCATGTGGCTATTCTGGCTGCTTCCTCTTTTGAGGCGTTTCTGTACCGCTCTCTCAGTCTGGCGGCAAATTCAGCCGCTGTCTGGTGTTTTAGGTTAAGCGCCATTAGGAATCAAGACAGGTCAAACGCTATCGGATTGGGATAGATGTTCAATTCCTGACCGGCTGACAGGTCTATGGCCGCCGTGGTGAGTTTGCTGTAACAGACCAATATCGACGCGGTTTGAGTCATGATCAAGACATACTTGATATTTGTCAAAGCCGACGCGGCGGCGGCGGTGAATGTCACGGTATTGAATGTCCAGCTATAGGCTGAAGTCGTGGTCTTGACAGACCAATTAACAGTCAAAGCCTTGCCGCCCTGGGTATAGCCATTGGCGGAGGCCAATTCACCATTTACCGAGGTATAAATACTCCAATCCGCCACGTGGCTTTCAACGGTTGAAGCGGACCCGAGCAGGATCATCTTGAAGGTGGTATTGGTCCCGGTAAGGTCTACGTCGCCCTTGCCCAGATGTTCTTTGAATGAATTGAAAAATTCCCAAGCTGTCGCGGCCATTTACTTTGCTCCTTCTTTAATCATATGCGTTATAAGCCCTTCACCATGGGAAACTATTTCCCAATCCATGCCAAACGTTTTAACCATCTTCATAAATTCCATGGCCTGCTGAATCTGCCATGCCGTCACTATAAACGGCTTGCCGTTTAACGCGATGGTGGTCGTTGGCGTATCATCTGCGCTGTCCTGCTCATAGGCGTGGTGCTCGCCGTCCAGAATGCAAGAATCCATCCCAAATAAATGAAAGCGATAATAGCCAAGAATCTGCATCAATCTGATCGCGCGTAATGCAATGGTATTGCCCCCGCTGACCGGTACCCATGCCTCATAATGCTTTGATATTTCCTCAGCGTCCGCAGGCTGGTTGATTGCGTGCCATATCAGCACATCGCGGCCTTTCAACGCATCGAATACGGCCGGATCGCATTGTGAGGCAACAAGATATTTGCATTTCGTGTCGGTAATGAATTTGGTATTCCCGATTCTCGAATCAAGGAGTATGTGACAATCCGGGGTTATCCCGTTTTTTAACAAAAAATTGGCTGCGCCAGCGAGCGCCACCACCTTCGCCCCGTCTTGTTTGGCTTGTTTAAGTTCGCCTAAAGTTGCGGAAAGCGACGGGCCGCCGGCGCATATCGCCAATACTGTATCCTGCTTCGCATGGGGCCAGACTTGCGGCAGACCTCGCTGGGAATTAATGCGTACATTGTCTGTAATTTCGCTCAATGGCCTGTTAAGCGCGGCCTTGATTTTTATGCCCAAGTGCGGATAATTTATTTCCTGCCACTCATCAACTCCATGAGCCAAGGTCATCCAATGCCCTCCAGCCTGCCTACCGCGTCACGCATCACTTTTTTGTTGCCGATCATCACGATTTTACCATTAACGTCGCGTTCTATTTTCTTGGGCGCGTTCATTTCAACAAGCAGTCCATTCATCTTTTCCATCATGTCAAGCATATACGCCTCAGCCTTGGCGAAGGCCGATGCTTGAATCTTGGTTTCTTCCTGTGTCGCCTTAATGGTGCTGTTTATCAACTCAAGCGCGGCCTTTTGATCGGCTATATATTTCTCAATGGCGCGTTCCTCGTGCGCCTTGCCTTGATCAAGGATCATCTCTATTTTCTTTAGGTTCTCATCCGTGATCATGGCCTGTCGTTGCAATTCCAGCTTTGTTGACTCATTGGCTATTTTCGCCTGCTCTGTGCCGGAGTTGACGTTGAATTTAATGGCATCGATCTGATTTTGCGCCGCTATCTTCTGTGCATTAACATCCAGTTCGCGCATTTTGATGGCTTCCTGCCGCTGCGATTGCTGGTTTTCGACCATTAACTTTTCCTTGGACGCCATATATTTCAGCTTTTCTATTTCCATTTGCGCCTGAATTAGCGCCATTTGCGGATCAGGCTGAGGCGGACTCGGCGGGATGTTGGCGGGGTTTGTTATGTATTTGTCCGGGTTTGCCTTGCCGAGCGCCTTGATGTACTCGGTAGACGATTCATAAATATTCTCTGGACTCAATACCGTCCCAACCCCGCCCGATGCGGCGATTCTCTCCTGTATGGCGATGATATCCATCATGGTTGATACTTTTTCTTCTTTGGTGGCATTGCCCAATCCGACCTTGACTGTAAGATCATAGCGTTCGCGCCAACCAGATGGATTGACGGGAACCCAGCTATTCCTCAGTTTTACTACGCATTCCTTGTCTGAATATTTTCTGGATAAGGCGTGGAGATCCCTGAATAACTCCTTTACTCCGGTTTCTGCAAAGATACGCGCAATCATTTCCGTCTTTGCCTTGGCTTCCATGGTCATGCGCATGATAACGCCGGTGTTGGCGTTGGCGAGGACGGACGGATCGATCTGCGCCTGAAAGTCGCCGACTCGCTGCTGCTTTATGCCGTCCATCAACTCGAATAAGTCAAAAACCTGCGGCGGCAACCCGGCTGGGGGGATATGCAGGATGGAGTCGCCAGGCGTTCCGTCAACGCCGCGTATGCCATAAGGCACGGAAGTCAGCATGTCATCGACATTCACGCGATTCAGATCATAGTATGTCGTGCCGTTAATTGATTGATAGACGTTATCCATATACGACCTGAGAAGCATGGTCTTGATTTCCTGGATGTCTTTAACAATATCCGCCACTGATAACCCATAAAATTTATGGGTCAGGATAATCGGCGTCAGAGCCACAAACGGGGAATTGTCTACTTCCTCAATCTCGATAAAGTCGCCTGATCGAATGATCTTTAACGTCTCGGCTATGCCGTCGCCGTTGCGATCCGCCTTGAGGTAGCACTCATAAACCTTTTTCGTCCTCATGGCTTCGTTGACGTCATCATTTTCCATGATTTCATCGGACAAATTCTTGCGGCTTTGACTCTCCTTAGCGAGCGAGACGTCCGGGCCATTCTCCATTTGGTCGATGTCTTTTTGCGAATACCCCATTTCCTTGAGGTCTGAAACCGTCAAATAGGTCCGCTGCGCCGTGAATCTGGCCTCTTTCGGGTCTATTGTTCGAATGTCGGATGAAATTAGAAATTCCTCCGGCGCAACATTACATATTTTGATGCTTGTCTTATCCTCGGTGCGCAGAAACGTTGCATCATGCAGTATATTCGCGCCCAGCCCATCATAATCCGGGATTCCATGGGTTTCGTGCTCGATTAACTCATTGGCTTTGTCGGAATTGAGATAATTGAATTCCTCATCGGTAAGATTGGTATAGGTTTCGCGGGTTGTTTCCTTCTCCATTTCCGGATAGGATTTGATAATCCCGTTTTTTTGCAGCAAGGCATCCTTGAACCAGGTATAAAGCAACAAAAAACCGTTGTTCTTTTTATAAAATAAATAATTGATGTAATCTGTTTCCTGCTCGGCCTGTTGCTCATCCTCGGGACCAACCGGCTCGAATGTCACGGCGGAATTGCTGTCGGTGAATATCCTGATCAGGGACGGCAATATCCATTCAATGACGTCCATGACGTCGCGAGTCTGCACCCGGGAGCGGCCTTCCATTTCCGTGCCCAATGGTTCGCCAAGGTATCTATCCATGGACGTTGAGCGTTCCTCGGCCAGTTCGCTCGAAAAATAGCCGATTGCGGCGGAAATTTCCGCGTCGACAATGGGTTTTAATGATTCGTCGGTGACTTTAGCCATTTATTGCCTCGAGCGTTCCATAGGGCTTTCTCGTTTTTCTCCCGGTTATTTCTGTCACATCCCCGAATGATGGCCGCAGGCAAATATAGTCAGTGTCTGATATGTTTTGGCCCGCTTCCAGCGGCTTTACCGCATAGGCGCCGCGTCTCAGGGTGGGGTCGATAGGGTCAATGTCTGTCCCCATCATGCGATCTAGATGTGTTATTTTATCCCGCAAGACGCGTAATTCGGACGGCGTTGCCGAATGCACATGGTCGCCGATCATCCGGTTGGCATCCGTGAAATGCTTCTCAACGACTGTCGCGCCAAGGCAGACGGCGGCATAAGATGCGTCAATGCCTGGCGTATGGCATGAATATCCGGCGCGGCCGTACTTGGATTTAAGCAGGGGTATCCTGCCGAGATTTGGATAAATGCAGGGATATTTACTCACGCAATGCAGCAACGTCAACAAATCCGTCCCAATCCATCTGGCGGCCTGTGCGATGTCTCCATCTGACGCCCCACCCGTACTCAGTAAAATAGGTTTCCCATAGCTCGCCGCTTGACGGATCATCTGGATAAACGTTATATCGCCACTTGCGATCTTGATCCTCGACAATCTGGGTGCCCATCGGTCTAAAATCTCCAAGTCAAAGCAGGTTGCCATGAATTCCACGCCGCAATCTTCGGCGTAATGATACAGTGTCATCCATGCCGCATCGGTGAATTCCAGCGATTTCATCCGCTCCAATTGCGTCGCATATCCTTTTACCCTCGACTGCAGCGAGGGATGAACCAGTTTATCGGCGTTGAATATCTGGAACTTTACGGCGTCCGCCCCGGATTCTGCCGCTAGTTTGATAAGATGCGCCGCCTTGTCCAGGCTTCCTTCATGATTGTTTCCGATTTCAGCAATGATGAAGGCCATACTTCTCCATTATCTTTTTTCGCACCGCGTCGCGCTTGGGATTGGCGGACATTGACCCGGAGTGTTGCCGGTAATAATAAAGCGGCATGTTAATCCGCGCCGAGGTGAAACCGGCCAAGTGAAACCTTATCCAAAAGTCATAGGATTCCTGAAATTCCAGGCTTTCATCATAGCCTCCGAGCATTTCCCAACATGATTTCTTAAACATCGCCGCACAGGCATGAGTCAGCGTTTTTTGTTCAACAATATCGAGCGTGTAAACGTTCTGGGCAATTTCCTTAGCATGCAGAAAATCGGAATACACACAATCAATATCAGGATTTGCGTCAAGATAATCCATTTCATTTTCGATCAACTCAGGTTCGACCCAATCGTCTGCGTCGACTCTTACTATATATTTCCCTCTTGCCCGGCCGATTCCTGCATTGCATCCGACCGAAAGGTTGTTTCCGGTGTTGTCTACATAGAGCACTTCCGTATTGGATGCCGTCTGGCATTCGAGTGACTTTAATGCAGTAGGCAGGTATTTTTTATATTCATCATGCCCTACAACGATAATGCTGACTTTTGGCTCTGTCATAGTATTTTATACTTGGGCTGTTGGGAGGGACCGGCGTTTTTGATTATCTTCCTGGATATTGCGCCCATCCTTGTCATGTCGGCGGCATGCGAGGTCCAATCGTGATACGGCATGGATCTGAATACCTTCCTATCATCGTCCCAGTCTTTGCGATATTGCCTTAACGCCTCGATCCAGCGCGAGCATTTGTCCTGATCCATCCACATTTGGGGTAGCATAATTCTGGTTTGTTGTATCCCATCGGCGATTGGGAGGTTGGCATTGACTGTCGCCTTAATGCCGAGTCCATGCAGGACTTCCTTGCGGCTCTTGCCGGTGCCAAGCTCCCTAACCTCAACATCATGCGGAAAGACGTGGCGGTCGTATAGGTAACCTTTTTTGTCTAGGACTCCGGCATAATGCGCCAAGCCCTCGCCGGAATTCTCGTAATAATCTATTGCCCGGATTTCCTTGCCCACTCTCTGGATGAATCCTATGGCCGTAGAATCGTCCATGCCCAAGTCCCACCAGGTCTCAACCCTGACGGATGGATCATAGGGGATATTACAAATCCGCTTGTCGTTCATCATGCGTGTCATTTGGTCGGCATAATATGCTCCAACCAATGGCGCATCCCATGAACAGTAGTATTCCTGATCGATCATCTCCGGCGCCATGCCGGAACGCCGCTCATCGGCAATGGTTTTTGGGCTGATGACGGGTTCGCCGTTATGACGGCTGGTATCATCCGCCGTGAGGCAGGAATAGAACCAATCCGGATTGGATTTGGCCATCATCGCCATATCATAGGCGTGATTTCTGCCACGGGGGGTGGTTATGAACAAGGCCCATCCGCCGTTTTCCGCCAGGATCGGCCTAACATAGTCCCATGATGCAGGATCACATAACGCCCATTCGGAGAATACGACTCCCAACACATTGGCGCCGACCAGGCTGTTATAGTTATCCGATCCGGACAGTTGCCAGGCTGACCCGCATAACAGACGGATGAGCATTTCATCTTCACGCTTGCCCTCATTGCCGGGCTTGCGAATGGCGGCCGGGAATACCTGGTCGATGATGCGTTTTTGCGTATCGGGATTAATCCCTTCCCAGATGACCTTTCTGGCCTGCTTCGCGGTGGGGAGCAGGTGCCAGTAAGTCCCGACGCGCCGATGGGCCGCGAACGCGGTCCAGTTCAGTGCCAGCGAGTCCTTGCCGGACCGTCGGTGCCATACCAGTTCGGCGCGTGTCCCGCCATTTTCAAGATATTGCCATGCAGGAATTTGATATGCTCTAGGATTCCACTGGTTCGGTATCTCGATACGATTTGAGGATAACTGTAAGGGCTGCGCCATCTGCACCTGTGTGCTCCTGTTTGTCTCGCCAGCCATGACGGTTTTTCATATTCATATACCAGCCGGTATAGTTAAAATCACGATCTTTGAGACTGATTCGACCCTGCTTCAGCCACCACGCCTCGCTGAGCTTGTCGCCGAATTTTACTGCCTCGCCAAATTCGGGATGTTCGGACTGCCACGCCAAAAAAGTATCGTAATGAATACCCAGCTCCGCGCATATTTCGACTTTGGCCATGCCTTCCGCCATCATGGACTCCACATCCTTGCAGAAGGATGGGTCATATTTACTGGGTCTGCCTGCCATGTCTTAATTCCTTTTCCACTTTGTCGTTGGCTTGATTTGATCTGTCTTGATGTTCGTTCTGTGGTCCATGACGTTACATATCATGTCGCTGATGACGTCATCGGTAAGGCGATTTGGCTGTAACCCCAACTCGACAAACGATGAATTGCTGGCATGATAGTAGTGATTTTCCTGCTCCTTACGCGGGTTTTCCAGCCGCGACAATGACACAGAAAGGCCCATCTCGTTTCCGACTCGATGGACTTTGCGAGCCAGATCAGCGACCGAAAACTGCTCGGTAAATTGATTTCTTACCTTGAATTCACCAGGCTCGGCTGGGTTTAATATCGCAAGATGGACGCATTGTAATACGTCCTTGATGTTCAGCCAGCCGCGCGTTTGTGTGCCATTGCCGTAAATGGTTAATGGTATCCCGGCGACGGCCTGCACGATAAACCTGTTGAGGCAGGTGCCGAAAGTCTCATCATAGTAAAAATGAGTATCCTTGTCATAACCATAAACAACGCCCTGGTTAAGGTCGGTCACGCGCAGGTTATGAATACGGCAATAAAATTCCAGCAGGTCGGAGTCGAATACTTTGCTGAGATGATACATGGATCCCGGTTTTTTAGGATACAGCATGCGGTCGCGGCGGCCATTATGATCGACTTCCAGCCAGCCTTCTTCAATGTCGATATTCGGGGTACCGTATTCGCCCATTGTCCCCAACTTGATCAGGTGGCAGTCCGGATTGTGCTGCCGGATGGCCTCTGCCACGCCCAGCGTCCCGAGTGTGTTGTTTTCGATATTTAGCGCCGCCTCACGATGGCCGCGCATCGAATAGGGCGCCGACGGAAGCTCGGCGTAATCAATGATGCAGTCGTAACCATTGACCAATAACCCAACATCCCTCGCATTACGGTTTATTATATTGTCAGGGATCACCGCATAGAGCGGATCAATGCCAAGCTCGGCCATGACGGACTGCTTAATATAATTATCCAATCCATCGACATGATGGCCCTGGTCTCTCAGGTATCGCGTTGTGACGCGCCCTAAATACCCATCCGCTCCCATTACGAGTATTCGCATAGCTTCCTTATTTTTGCGTAGTCGGCCCAAGTGTCCACAGTGCAATCGACAAGGCCATCACTATGGACGGTGACTCTTTTCGCCCGTGGGTGCTTTTTGAGCCAGGGGGTGAAGTTGCGCTCCTGATCGTGGAGGCCAAACATATCCGTGAGTATTTCCGTTGCAATTATCTCGGATTTCGTGCCGCGCGGGGCATGGCAGTATGTATAGCCGCCATCGTGCTTGCCCAATAAATCCAGCATGATGTTAATGTCGGTTAACGGGTTGTCACCAGTTACCCGAATTATTGGATTAATACGGTACTTTATCGCTGCATTATAGAAACGCTCGGCGAGGTTGTCCCGTGATCCACGGTAGCAATCTATCCCGGCACGATTGGCGATGATCTCCAGTGGATCATCCTGCTCATCTCGCGAGGTGCAAAGGATTACCGGATAGCCAATGCTAAGTCGGTCGACTAGATATTCGATCAGCGTTGCGCCGCATAACGGGCGCAACGCCTTATATGGCAATCGCCGCGACTTTAACCGCGACTGGATCAGGATGCCGGGCGACATCACCAATATTTCATCACGAAATGCGACACGATATAAGCGACCATTATCACGAATATCAGATGGATGATTTCTTGCGCCTTCATTTGCGCCACGCCTCCCGTATCGTGCAGGTTTTACATGGTCCTGTGCCATTCCTTGCATGCTGGCGGAGTAGCGTCATTTTCTCTCCCCGCCATATATCTCTTAGGGGTTGCCTGTAAAAATTGCCAACTGGAAACTCATTATTCCAATTATTACAGCAACCAAACACGGTGCCATCATAGGCCACAATCATTCGCCTGTATGGCTGTGGGCAGACGCGCCGCACTGTGCCTATGGTGCGCTCTGGATTCGCCACGACTTCGGCGCCGGGCCACATGGCCTTGAACGCTTCCACTTCGTGGCTATTGCTTGCCTGCACTGTCATTTGCATTTTGATAGGCGGCCCGTACTGAATGAAATGCCTGGCATTGCGTTTCAGTTTTTGCCAGTCGCCATTTACGCGGATAGACTCATAGGTTTCCTGGGTGGCGCCATCGACAGAGATAATGGCCCGGGTTAGGCCATTTTCTTTCAGCTTCCTGATCCGCGCCGGAGTGAATGCCAGCGCATTGGTATTGATGAATACATCAGTGTAATCAAGGTCGGACGCCCGTTTGACGTACTGCTCAAGATTTTTGTTTAGTCCGGGCTCGCCTCTGAATTGGAATTTGATCGACTTGCAGCCCATCCGCTTGCCGTCGTCAATAGCGGCTTTCGCCATCCAATCAGGCATAAATCCGCGCTGGGTGTAGGTGGTGGAATACGGGCACATCGTGCAACGCAAATTGCAATCCGAATTGATTTCGACGTCAATGTGGACTGGGGGTAATACAATGTCCCATTTGGCCAGCCAGCCGGATAGGTGCCACCGAAAACGATAATAGTCAAACCTTATGCGCTGAATGACGCCCACGTCTTTTCCAATCCATCGCCCAAAGCGGTCGAGTGTTTAAACGAGGGTAGCATTGTGATGGCGGAAACCTCAATACCTGGCCATACCTCTACGCGACCGCCCGTGATCTCGGCAATCATATTTGCGGCGTTGATTAACTTCGTCGGGATGCCCGTGCAGATATTATATATTCCGCGCCGTTTATTTTCGGCGATTTCCAGCAGGCCAGAACAGACATCATCAACATAGATGAAATCACGCTCCTGGTTGCCATCATAAACAACAATGGGCTTGCCCTGCTTGACCGCTCGCATCCAGCTGGCTATCACTGATGTTTTTTGCTCCGATCCTGGGCCATAAACATTGGATAGCCGGGCGATACCAGCACCATCACACAATATCTCAGCCATCCGCTTGGTCTGGCCATAAAACGTATTGCCATGCACGGCGGCGCTCGAGGCTATCACATGATAGCCGCCGAGCCTCATCATGTTGTATGGCGCGACTGTGTTTGTCTCGATGGCTGTTTTTTTGTCCTCCTCACATTGCGCGATACCGGATAGGGCGGCTAGATGGATGACAGTGCCGTTAATCGGGATTGCATAGTTACGCACATCCTGGCCGGCCTTGAGATCAATCCCCTGCGCGTAACAGTGATCAAACAGCCTTGTCCCAATAAATCCGCAATGACCCGTTATTAACATTTTGATATTTTTCAGGATTCGGAAAATTGTTGGGAAGGATAGCGCTATTTTGGCGATTTATAACAGAAGTTGCGCGAAAAGTCAAGCGGCCCTTGAATTCTCTCGGCAGGCTATTTCAATCTCGGTATTCCGGGCTGAAAACCATATCCATATCTCGCGATATATGCGCTTGATTTCGTAGCGGTAGGTGGACTCCGGGATGTTGAGGAGTCTGGCTCGCTCCCGGTCGGTTACCCGACCCCGGCCATAGCCGCAGCAGTTTTTGCATTTTATGTATTTGTCGCCGCTCTTGATTTCCTTTCGGCCTCCGCAGGTATCGCAGGCCCCGGAACGGGTGATTTCCAAGATGCCCAAGTGGATAAGCCTAACCAGCAATTCATTTTTTTTTGATCTGAAACGCTGGATGTCGGCCCGTTGGGACAACTCGGCCATGGCATGGGACCATAATTCGCCAGTATTACCAGCCATTCCCAAGTCGACAACCATCGCCAAGGAAATGGCGGCGTCGCTGCATCCGGATAGCAGATAGGCAACGTTATCCGGCCGGATTTGCGACCGTGAGGACAGCTGGTAATTTACCGTCCCGGCTGATAGTAGACTAAGAGCCTCCCTGTCCAAGACATTCCAGTCTAAATTGTTGGCATATCCCTAATTTTGGCCACCTTTTCCCCTTTTTGCAAGTCCATTTTTGCCAAACAAATTGGCCCTTATGCTGGCAGATCGCGCAGCGTTTTTTCTCAATTTCCAACCGTTGCGCCTGCTCTAACGTCGGGTCATGCATGTTTCATGCGGAACATAAACAATTATCATTCATCGACTTCTATTTACAATGTTTTTTCTCAAGAAATTCAAGCGTTTTCAGCGCTCGCTTAAATTTCGTCAGGTCCATGTGCGGCATGTGGTGGCGGATCAGGTCTATTTGCGCCAGCCCGAGTCGATGATTTATCGAGTCATCCAGGTTACCGCGCTGGATTTGGTTGTGGATGATGCCATCCGACTCAGGCCAGTGTTTTTTAATGATTGCTGTCACTTCCCGGCTTTCTTGGTAATGCATCTCATTCTCCTTTTTTTTGCCGCTGTTTTTTTTATGCCATATTTGGTGCCTAAATCTAGTTATGCCTTCACCCTGGCTTCAATAGCCGCCCATGTCGCCTCATACTCAGGCCAGTCATGCTCCACCACAACACATTGCAAGGGTTCTTTTCCGTCCAGCGTCCTGCCGTCGCGGATATTGCCGGCAATGAAATCAAGCAACTTTTTCCGGTCTTCTGGCAGGTACTTTTCAATATCGCTGCGCTTCATAACCAGGTATCTATCTTCGCGTTCAAAATCAGGCATAACAAGGCGCTCGTTCGGACAGTCAGCCGCAACGTGGCCTTGTTCATCTCCGGGTATTCCGTCAGTCATTGTCTTCGTCTCCAAGTGTGGCGGCTGCCTGCCGCACAGCTTTATCGTTAGCCGCTCTTAGTGCTGCCACGCTGGAACAGTTCCGCGCTTGAAGCACAATATTTCATACTCCAAACCGAGCGACTTAAAATGATTCACTCTATGTTCTAGCTCTGCTCTAGAATAGGCCACGTATATATCCCAATCCGGACGCCCGTGTTGTTTTATCGCCCAAAGCGTTTTCATGTCGATAATCTCAATATGGCCTCGGCTATTGCGTCGGCCCACGCCTCACGTTCAGCGGCAAGCTCCAGCCTGCGGGCAATATACCCGTCTGTGGTCCCCGGCGAATGCCTGCGTCCATCGGTCCACGAGCGTTGAAATCGGCTTCCTCTCGGATATATGCTTCTACTTCAACAAGGCGGCTAACAATCGCTTTCACTTCGACCTCCGTTCCGCTGCGCTCCACTTGCCGGTGAATATGGTCGTTGCGCATCAAAATCCGCCATGCGCTCGCACCCTCTGCCTGTACTCTTTGTGCGTCATTGTCACATCTCTACAATCTGGATGTTGAATCGCCAATTCATTAATTTCCTCTTAAGGACATATTCGCGAGTCCTGGCGCCCTTTGCGTCGGCTACAACAATTTTGCCATTCTCCATCCAGACAAAATCCGCAATGTATTTTGCGGCTCGCTCTTTGCCGCATTTTGGAATTATCTCGAAAGATACCTGCTCTTGAAGAGCAGTGATATGTCCGGCCTTCTCCATTAACTTTAATTCAGTCGCGCATTTCGCCTCGCGCCTGCTGGCATATCCATTAGTGCGTTTGTTGTTATATTTACTCACCATTCAATCCGTTTTCGGGTCAGCTCGGCGATAAATGATTGAGTCAGGATGTATTCTCGCATTGTTGGTCCAAACTCCTTTAATTCGGCATCAGTAAATATTTTAGTTTTTAATGCCTTGCGATATTTTCTCGCCAACGCTTTCTTGATGAATTTTTTTCGTAGTGTAGGAGTCCATAATGCGCGCGCGCCGATGAGCGAATTGCATTCACGGCAGGCATAGACCTCAATCTCCGGATACCTATGGGAAAGCCCCAAGTCTCGAATACGAGATCGCGCAACTTTCGGAGGGATGTGATCGATAGTATCCGCCGGTATCCCACAATAAAAACAGGGTCTAGATTGCGAGTTAGGCTCAACCCATCTTTCATATCGGCACTTGTCTGAGCAAAACCGCTTATCCGATCTCCCCCGGATAGGCTTAGCACAATGATCGCAGAGTCGTTGCAACATTTAACCATCATACGGCAATAGCTTATCCGTTGCAACGTCTTTCGAATAGCCACCGTGGCCCAGGCAACCGCCGGATGCGTCGCCAGTATATGCATGATCGCAGTTTGGATTTGGGATTCGGTCACGGGCACGACCCCTCCCACATAATCGCGGCGCGTTCCTCGTCCCCTGGGAATCGATCGCGCTTGTCGTAGGGCAATGGCTGCCCCACCTTACCCAAACCAGATTTGACCGCGGCCAGCATACGCTCGCGATAGGCAGTCTTCGATTCCCCTGGCTGGCGATAATCACTGGGCTTGGTTAGGGTGTCGATTAGCTGGTCCGCCCAATGCCCACCCGGCGTTGCCTCTGGCAGCACTCCGCGGAAGTGACCTCGGCAAAACCATGGCCCCTCGCCTTTCGTGCCGTGAGACATACTCGCGGGAAGATTACAAATCTCTCCCCGAAAACGGTATGAGCAGGTCTTGGATTGATCAATCTTGTCCTCAACGGTCCTGCGTCTCGGCTGGTCTTCAGTGCTGAACTTAGTCACGGTATTTGCCCTCCAGGATTTTGATGTATGTCGATTCCCGCATGAGGAAGTCGAAGTCAGCGATAAATACGGGGCGTCCGGGCGGAGGGTCAACTCGCCCGGTCAGAAACTTGCTGCGCTTGACGGCCTCGAAGTAGCTGCGGAAGGTATCCAGGTTGCGCTCCATGCCATTGGTCCAGCGTGCTCGCATGTGGGAGCGTCTGGTGTTGGTGAGTTCGCGAACCTTTGGGTGGTCGGGAAGAACTTCATGGTACAGGGCGACGATTTGCGCATAGGGGCATTTCGTCGCTGATTCGGTCCCCTCGTCTTGCGAGGGGTGAGAAGCCGAAGGCTTCGATACTTCTGTCTCTGTCTCTGTCTCTGTCTCTGTCTCTGGTCTAGCTTGTGCTAGCGTTTGATAGCATCCGCTAGCATCCTCAAGAAATCCACAATCAATCAATGGCTTAAAATCAGGAAGAGAGTTCAGGTAACAAACCCTTTTTAGATATTCAGGATTAGCTGGTACATCTCCATCATTCCTGCTAGCTATTAACATGCAAGCGATTGCTAGCACTCTCGATTTGTCATCAAGCATTACCCATGTTTCACCAGACAAGAGAGAGAAATGTAATTTTATCCAGGGAGGATTTCTATCTTTATAATGCTGGAATTCTTTCCAATTCTTAACTCGGAGAGTCACACTCTTGCTCCTCTAGAGCAATTGCAGCGACGACACGCCCAGCGTAGATTTTCTGGAATATCTTTTCCGCCCAAGCTATGTGGGATTATATGGTCAACTGATCCGCAAATATCTTCTGTGAATGGATGGTCGTACAAACCACCAAAAATAGTTTTACGGCCACAAATCTGGCAGGTTTTATTATCCCTGTCATATATTTCTTTGCGGAGTTTATAAGAAAGTTGTTTCCTTTTCTTATTCACTTCAATCCCTTATGGCGGCTGGCCCTGGGTGGAAGCCCAGGGAGGCCGACTCTTGGTCGTTTTTGGGGTCCAAGGCCAGCCCCATAAAGGACTGCCTCCCGCGCCTTCCACAGCGTACCGCTTATGCGGTATCGCATAAAATTACACAGTGGTTTTAGCGTGTCAACAATTGTTTTTTGCTTCCCACTCAAGCCAACTCAGCACCCACCCTGGCACGATTCGCCGACCCTTGATGTAATCATCCATGTCAGCCGCCGTGACGATAGACTCCGACCGAGATAGTAACCGCGCCGCCGAGGATGAATCCAGACGCAGTGCATCCATCAGCTTCTTTAGCTCGATTGTTCGATTCATATCATAGCGTGAGTTTCATATTTAAGCGCCTTCTCAATCGTTCGCACATGCACCCCATATAACTGAGCCAGCCCCTTGGCGCTAAATTCTGCATTGAGTTTTGCGACTTGATGCTGTTTCCACGCATAAACCCTTCGTATTTCTTGGACCTGCTCGGGTGTCAGCTTTGTCTGCGGGAGTTTTTTGCCGCGTGGCGCGGTGATATAAGCCCCGCCGTTTAAATAATCATCACGGGTCATTGCTGCACTCCGAACAAGTCCGACTGGGACCCCTCGGCATTATGTAGATTCTTGCAAGCTAAATCCCAGTAGCTGCGTTTCAATTCAGCTCCAACAAAGCGTCTACCCATGGTGACAGCGGTATAACCCTCGCTCCCGATACCGGCGAATGGCGATAGCACCAAGTCCCCAGGATTAGACCAAAGCTCAATGGCGCGTTCGATTACTTGTAGCTGCAGTGGGCAGATATGACGTTCGTCCTCATTCTCACGCGCTGCGCGGTATTGCAGTGTTTTGGC